GGACTTTAGATGGTTTGAACTGCGGAACATATAATACTGAAATATCAGAGACTGATATTAGAATATTAAATGAAATGTTCCCTGAAGAGGATGATAATCCAGAGGAACCAACTACTAATAATAAAGATGTAGTTAAGATTTTTAAAGAACTATTTCCTTCTGAGAGATCTTTAGAGAAGATGTATGAATCTCAAGTAGTTATTGTAGCTCAGACTTTAGGAATAGAAGCTTCAATAGATGATTTAAAAGCAGATACTATTGAAAAAATATTAAGAGAATTAGCATAACCTGTGGAAGAATTAATATTTAATACAACAGAAAATTGGGCTAGGACAGATAACCTAGCCCAATATATACTTAAGGAAGTGCCTAGATATCATCCTAATGATCCTAGGTATCTTACTTTTTGGAGAGAGCAGAAGAGACGTTGTATTGAAGGAGTGTGGGGACAAGAATTTGGTAAGTATGCTTACTTTCCAGGGAATCTATATTTTTATGGAAATTTCTGTACTTTAGTAGATACAGATAAAAAGACTAAGGAAACTTTTAAGATAAGACCTTTTTGTCATGACCTAGAGCGAGAGCAGGCTTATGCAATGTTAGAAGCTAGAGGTTTTTCTGGTTGGGAACATGACGATGAGTTTACTTCAAATGACCTATGGTTTGAATACAGGGAAGAGGGCATCCCTGACCCTGAACATTGTAACTATAACTTAATTAATTCAGAAGGTAAACTTAAAAGATACCTACCCCCTAGAGAAAATATTAGAAAGTTACAAGACAAACCCTTGGGCATCCCTTTAATAGAAAATGAAGCTAAAGATAATATGATCCTTGGAAGTAGGGGTGGGGGTAAGAGTTACTTTATAGCCTTAGCTGGATTGCTTTATTTTCTATGTTTTGATGGAGCTAACAGATACAATCTTAATGAAGTTAAGAAAAGAAAGATTGAAGTTTGTTTAGGCTCTGGAGATACAGATAAGTCAGGTGAACTTATGTCTAAGATTGTAGACTGTATGAATGAGTTTGCAATCAATGAAGATTTAGGTGTTTGGGGTAAGCAAGGAGACGCAGACTGGACTCCTAATCCATTCTATAGAGATATGTCTGGACCTAAAAACTCTGGTAATAAAGAGAAAGGGGGTTGGAGATATAACTATAAGAAGAAAGTTAATGGTAGATGGGTAGAAGGTTTTGGAACTCAAACTGCTTTATTTCACGTTTGTTATTCTGATAAGAAAAAAGGTGGAGCTGAAGCAGCAGCGGGTGGACGTTACAATTTATCTGTTTGGGAGGAGACTGGACTTTCAGAGAATGTACAAGACGGTTGGAACTCTAACCGAGCAACAGTAAAAAGAAATGGTATACAGTTTGGTATACAGTGGTTTTTAGGAACCTCTGGTAATATTGAGCTTATTATACCTTCTAAAGAAATGTTTACAGACCCTAGTTCTTTCAACTTACTTGAATTTAAAGATCACTGGGAGCAATCAGGTTTCATTGGATTCTTTATTCCTGCTTATATGACTTACAGGCAGTTTAAAGATGAGAATGGAAATACCGATTTGAAGAGATCTAAGGAGTATTGGTTAAAAGGTTATAAGAAGGCACACGCCTCAGATAACCCCAAGACCATTAGGATGTACCAGATGAACTATCCAGCAGTACCCTCTCATATGTGGGTATCAGATAAAAACTATCTCTTCCCTTATGAAGAGGCTGCTAAAAGAGAGCAAGAGTTAAGAGTTAATAATAACTACAAAAAGATTGGTACTCCTATTAAGTTAGCCTGGGATAGTTCTAAACAAGAAGGTGTAGCGTATGAAGTTGATCATTCAGCAGAACCTTTTTATGAATTTCCTATCTCTAATAAACGTGAGTCCTTAGAGGGATGTATCATGATGTATGAACCTCCAGCAAGAGTAAATGGAAACATACCTAATGATATGTATATTATTACTCATGATCCTTATGTGTCAGATAATTTAGAAGATGGAGAATCTATTGGAGCTACCCACGTATTTATGAATCCTAAGTATATTCCTGCAGGATTTAATGGAAACTTCCTTGTAGCTACTTATCATGGTAAAGCATTAGGAGGTAAAAGAGCTTATTACGAGAACTTTGAAAAATTAGTAGCCTTTTATGGTAATCCTATTAGAGGAGTTTGGTATGAGGCAAACCGTGGAGAATATCTTAGATCTTATTTTGAAAAGAAAAGTAAATTACATTTACTTTGTCTAAGACCTCAGTATGCAAAAGGAGATTCAGCTCAACTTAAAAATGTTACACAATATGGAGTAGTAGTAGGTAATAAAGTAGCTAAAGTATCTATGATTGATAATACACATGATTGGCTACTAGAAGACACAGTATATAATGGGATGAATAAAAAAGTAATAGAGACTTTCCCTTGTATATTTACTATTAAACAAATGATGCAATATAGTCTAGAAAATGGAGATAACTTTGACTCTATATCTTCACTTATAATAGCTCCTTTAGCCTTTCAGGAACTTACGCATCACGAAATTAAAAAGGCAACACGACAAAAAAGAAACCCACTAGCGTTTCTTTCTACTAATGAAAGACAATTTGGACCTATTGATAACCAAGTAAAAACAAAGCAATTCCATGAAAAGTATGGTTGATCTAATACTAGAGCAAGAGTGGGTTCAGTACAATAAGTTTAAAGGATCTAATGTAAAGGTATTTAAATCCTGGGACTGTAAACAAAGCAATTGTAACTTTAAATTAAGTTACAACATTAGAAAAAAAGAATTAAGATTTTATAAAGTTTTTTACAGAAACTTATTATTTAATCCTGAAAGTAGCGCAGAGTTCAAGACTAAACTTTGCACTCTTAAAGGAGCAGAGGCTTATAAAATTTATCAACAATTATGACAACAAAAGAACTAACAGACAACAAAGAAAAAGTTATTTCTGGATTAAAAAAAGCTGCAGAGGTAGTAGCTTCAACAATGGGAGCAGGCGGTAACACTGTAGCTATATTTGATAACTTAGGAGAACTTAGATTCACTAAGGATGGAGTTTCAGTAGCTAAATCAATTGCTCTGGAAGATGAAATAGAGAATATAGGAGCACAACTACTTATTAACTCTGCTAATAAAACAGTAGAAGAAGTAGGAGATGGAACTACGACTACCTCAGTATTATTAAAAGAGATGGTAGATTCAGGTATTCCCGTAGAAGACATTGAAGAAAACCTAGCAGAAGTAATTCTGAGATTAGCTAAATCTTCTACTAAAATTACTACAGTAGATGAAATAGAAGCCATTGCTACTATAGCATCTAACTCTACTAGATTAGGTAGATTACTAGCTGAAATTTATCGTGAAGTAGGTTTTGATGCTTTTGTTAATCTTAATTACGGAGTAAGTGCTAAAACTGAATATGTAGTTAAACAAGGTTTTGAATTTAACTCAGGTTATATCTCTCCTAGGTTTGCTACAGAAAGAGGTAAAGATACTGTAACTTTCAATAATGCTTTAATAGTTATTGATGAAAAGAAAAGTTCTGATCCTGACAGTTATGTAAAAATTATGGAGACTGCTTCTTCTAAAAAGAAGCCTTTAGTAATCATATCTCCAGAATTTTCTTCTTCAGTAATTAGACTGGTACTACATAATGTACAAAACAACTTTCCTATCTGTTTAGTAAAAGCTCCTGGTTTTGGTAAACAAGTAGATGAAAATTACGAAGATCTTAGAGCTATAGTATCTGAAGATGGTACAGTAGATGAGATAGTAATTGGACCTACTAGTTTTACTATCTATAATGAAGACTGCAGTAATCTAGAAGAAAGAATTAAGACTGTGGCATCCCAATTAAATGCATCATACATAGAAGAACATGACCACTTCTTTATTAATAATCGTCTAAATAAACTTAAAGGTACTACTGCTATTTTATATGCTGGTGGAATTACTGAAAAGAATATGAAAGAAGAGTATGATAGATTAGAGGATGCAATTGGAGCTGTAAAAGCTGCACTAGCTTCAGGTTATGTTAGAGGGGGAGGTTATGCTTTAATGAATGCTACTTCTGATACTAAAATTTCCAAATTAGGTACAGCACCTTTTAGACAAATACTAGCTAATGCAGGAATATCAATTCCTAAAGGATATGCTCCAGGAAAAGAAATAAACGTAAAGACAAATAAAGAAGAAGACTTTTTAAAGACAGGAATCATTGACCCAGTAGATGTCGTAATACAAGCCTTAGTAAATGCTACAGCTTCGTACCGACTATTAAATGAAACAAAATATATAATTTATAATGAGCAAAGTCAGAAAAACCCGTTATTCGGAGGATAATGCTAGATTCTTTAACAATGAAAGCGGGGTCTCTAACGACCCTGTTTTCAACTTAAAGATTCCTGATTCTAAAAAGACTAAGGACTGGTATATAAACTACATGGAGCATGTAGTGCCTAGTCATGATTCTACTATTAATAACTACGCAGAGAGTAAGTTAACCTATGAGATATACAACGGTGACTTATCTGGCTTACAAGCTAACCTAGATTGGTTTTGTAATCCTCTAGGAGAGGATGAAGTAGCAAAGATAGAAGAACAACCCTTAGCTTACCCAATCCTGCATAACAAAGTAAATGTACTAGCAGGGGAATACTTAAAAAGATCAGACTCAATGAAAGTAATGTTGATGTCTGATAAAGCTATTAAGGAAAAGAACAAAGCAATGATAGAGGCCTTGAAAGCTTCTATTGACGAAGAAATAGTCTTAGAATTAGAAAAGATTGAGGCAGAAGCACAAGGTATGAAGCCTACTCAAATAGAGCAGCTTATGCAAGAGTTAAGAACTCAAGCTACCCCTCAAGATATTATGGCAAAAGACTTCCTTCCAGAATGGGAGATATTTTATAACAAAGTACTTAAGTTCTGTAAAGTAGACCAGGATGCCAAGTTAAAAGGTATGGATACTTTAATAGATATGATACTGGACGATAAGTTTTTTGTATACTCAGGATGGAAAAATGGTAAACCACACTTAGAAGTTAGAAACACTTTATATACAGGATATCATAAAGATTCTAACGAAAGATTAATACACAAAGGAGATTATATTTGGTATAAAAAGCCATTGACTCCAGCCCAAGTTTGGGAAGGTTACTCTGATTATTTAAGTGACAGAGATATCATGGATTTAGGTTTAGATACTTACGCTAGAAATCATAGGCCTGATTCTAGACATAGTGTAGCAGAAGGTATAGCTAGACCTGTATTTGATACACTTGACACAGACCTAGCAGTATCTCTAGTAAATGGACCAGGAGAAGGGTATGGAGATAAGAAAGTTGGTTTAGCACAAGATAACTCTACTAACACCTCTATTGGAGGGGATTCTCTAGTATGGGAGACTCACTTTGAGTTTAAAGCTTATAAGCCTGTCATTTACTTATCTTACAAAGATGAAATGGGTAAAACCATTACAGTTATGATGTCTGATAAGATAAAGATACCTAGAGGAGCTGAGAAGGTGGAGTTTACAAATAGATTTGGAAATAAGTCTATTAAGAAAGTATGGGAAGAAGATGGCAGACAGTATGAGGCTGAAACTATCTGGATTCCTAGAAAATATGAAATTATTAGACTTGGAGACGGAGTCTATCCTATCTGTAGAGAAGTACCTTTCCAGAATACTAATTTAGAGAGACCTTATTCTACATTTTCACTATCTACTAAAGGTGGTGTATTTACAGCAAGAAATGCAAAGTCTATCTCTCTATTTCAGAGAGCAGTACCTTTCTACCTACAGTATATCTATGTAAAACATATACAAAACAGAGAGCTTGCTAAGTACCAAGGTTATATAATGGATATTGATGTAGATCAAATACCAGATGAACTTGGTAAAGATATTAATGGAGACCTCATCAAAGATCCAATTGCAGTTTGGTCACTTTATACTAAACGTAGAGGTATTAACTTCTATTCAGGATCTCAAACAGGAATATCTGGACTCACAAATCCAACTAGATCTCCAGGATCAAATTCAAACATTCTTTCGACTGCTGCCGACATATTTAATCTGCAACAATTAGCTGAGATGCTAGACAGAGAGATGGGTCAAGCTATGGGTATCTCTCCTCAAAGAGAAGCTCAGTTTTCCAGCTCTTCTAATGTATCAGATAATCAGCAAGCAATCACTCAGTCCCATCACATTACTGAGCCTTACTTTTACTACCACTCTCTAATCTGGAGAGATATTTATCAGGATTACTTACTTAACTTTAGAACATACGCAGAGAAGATCTTACTTAAAGATAAGCAAGATCATTATCTACACTATATTCTACCTGATGGTTCCGCAGAGTTATTACACATAACTCCTAAGAGTCTTCAGTTTATAGATATAGGATTATATGTTACTAATTCAGGTGGAGATCAACAGTACAAAGAGCTTATGTTACAACTTGCTCACTCATTTGGTCAAAATGCTGGAGAAGGTATGGAAGCAGTGTCAGCTTTACTTAAAGGTATTACTTCTGGTATGAGTGCTGAAGAGATTCATAAGATGATAAAGGTAGAGTCTGGTAAACAACTAGAAAGAATGCAAGCTCAACAGCAAGCAGCTGACCAAGCTCAACAAAAGATTGAAGCTATGCAGAAGGAGTTTAGAGAAGACGATCAAGCTCATGAAATTGAATTGGCTCATATCAAAGGTAATTATGACTTACAGAAAGCTGCTATTACCCAGCATATAGGTCAAGAAGATAAGGATTTAGATAAAGATGGTATTCCAGATGCTGTAGAAATAATGAAAGAACAAAACCATGTTCAGATAAAAGCTAAAGAATTAGCTCAAAAAGATAGAGAGTTGGATATGAAGGACAAAGAGATGAGTATCAATAAAGAGCTAAAAGAACAAGAAATTAAGGCTAAAAACGCCCAAAAACCTAAAGAATCTAAATAATTTTAATAAAACCTAAAGATGTTTATTTAGATTCATATTTATTAACAAAAGTATTAATTTTTTAAATTAAATTTATTAAATTTGCATACTGCATAAAATGAAAAATTATGTCAGACGATAAAGATTTTATTCCAGTATTTACTGAAGAAGATTTATTTCCAGATGCAGAGTCTAGCGACGATGCAGTAATTGTCTCAGCAGCTGAGTTAATGGAAATGGAGGTTGATAACAATGACTCTCCTACCCCAGCTCCTGAACCTACTATTACAGACCCAACTCCAGAGCCAGAATCTCAAGATGCAAGTAATGACGTATATAAAGCTGTATATAATACTTTACTTGATGATGGCTTTTTTTACGATGAGAATCCTGATGAGTTTGAGCCAAGCGCAGAAAACTTAAAAGAAAAGCTCAAAGATATAGCGGAGTATGAGAAGGCAAAAATCTATCACAATAGTCCTGATATCTTAAAACCTATCATTGAGTATGCTCTGTCAGCAGAGAATACCTTAGATAAGAAAGGATTACAGGAGTTTGTAAATACTTATATCCAGGAGATTGAAGCTCCTGAAAACTATAGTGAAATTGATTCTATTGAAGAAGCTCGTAGCTTCTTAACTACTAGAATGAAAGGTACATTAGATCCAGATGCACTGGAAGCAGCTCTTGATGTCCTTGAAGATAAACAAGACAATGGACAAGCTTTATTGGATAAAGCTAATTCATTAAAGAAACAGGATTTTGAGTCCACAAAAGGAAAGTATCAAGAAAAGATACAAAGCAAAGTAAGAGAAGAGCAGGCTATTAAAGAAAAAGAACAGGCGTTCATCTCTCAAGTTGTAGATGAACTAGATAATACAGGATGGGATAAACGAAGAGTCAACAGACTCAAACGAGAGTTGGCAGGTAATGTAACAAACAATACTTTACAGACAGCTCTTTCTTCTCCTAAAGCTCTTATTCAGTTAGCTAATCTATGCACTTACTTTGATAGTAAAACAGGAAGCTTTAACTTTGAGGCATTTATAAAACAAAGTGCATCTAAAGAAGTTGAAGAATTAAAAAACAACCAAAAACAAGATTATTTTTCTAGCATATCAACTAAATCTAGCTCTGTCAAGGGTAAGATGAACCTTGATAAGTTTCTAGAAAATGATAATTTTAAACCAATATTAGAATAAAATGAGTAACCTTAGAAAAACGGCTCTTACATATGTAAAAAGGGATGCAGTAGGTGGATCATATTATGATTCGTTCTCTCACTCGCATATGTTTAAGAAGTATGGACCTTATAAATTTGGTGTGAGAAACGCTCAGCTTTTCTCATCTAAACTTGGTTCACACTTATTGAATAAGAAATTTGTCTACATGACAAAAGGTATGAACAACTGCTTTGAACTTCCAGGTGGTACAGATGACTACGAATGGATGTTAACAGGCGAGGGTGAGATAGAATTTAGAATTACAGAACTTTTAGTTCCTAAAGATTCTTATCCTGGTAAAGGTGGTTTGTCATTTAAAATTGCAATTGACAGAGAGTGGCCTCATGAGCCAACTGTGTTAAAGACTGAGAATGCTAACTTACCAATGTTAAAGATTCTAGGTCATGCAAAACAAAGATCAGCTAACTCTTTTGAATTAGAAGTAAAACTACAAACTGGAGATTTAAACTCTTGGATTCCTGTAGATTACTTAATGCCTGGTAAGAAATTACTAGATGCAACTACTTCAGTATCTGATGAATTGAACACAAAATACTCTGGTATTCATTTCTCTGAAATGTTCCAGTTACAGTCTTGGACTGGTAACTTTGCCAGAAAAACTGAGTTCACTGATAAATTTATCAGAGCAGAGATTGCTTCAATGAAAGATGGACGTAGAATGAACGGTAACATGAGTTACGGCATTGGAGGTCCTGGAGGTAAGTCTTATAGTGATGGTGCAGTAGGTATGGGATATGTATACTACTCTCCATTTAAAAACCTTGGTAACAAAGGTAGAGGCGGTAACCTTGAGAAAGTTTGGGCAGGTACTTTTGTTACTGCAGTAGAAGCTAGACTTTTAGAACGTCTTGAGAGAGATGTTGAAATGAATATGGAATTTGGTAAGTTAGAGAAAACTGTTGATCAGGATTCTAACAGACCTATTAAAGTTCCACCAGGATGGAGACAAATCGTTAGAGATGGTCACTTTAGAACACACAACGGTTCATTGACTCTATCTGATCTATATGAATATATTATGGAAATCTTCTTGACTCGAAGAACTTTTGATGATAGAAAGATTATGTTAGCAACTGGTGAAGGTGGTGCAGAATTCTTCCACAGACTTGTAGCACAAGAAGCTTCTCAGTTCCAGTATGTAGATTCTAACTTCTTGAAGTCTACAAACTCAATGTTCCATAGTAATGCACTAGAATTTGGTGCACAGTTTACTTCCATTAAATTACCTATGGGAGTTATCTTACAAGTAATGTATGATCCAATTAAGGATGACAGACAGATCTTCCCAGAGCTTGCTCCAGGAACTAACAGAACTCTAGAGTCATTTGCAATGGATATCTTTGATTTCGGTGCTACTGATCAAAAAGCAGCTGGTGCAAATTCAGAGAACATTACATGCGTAGCACAAGGTGGTGTAGAGTCTTACTTTACAGTATCTAATGTGTATGACTTTAAAACAGGTGCGATCACTGACGGATCTAATGCATACTCTAATAACAAGGAGCTAGGTATCTATAGAGAAACCTCTGCTGGACTTGCAGTTTGGGATACTACCAGAGTAGGTAGAATTGAATTTAACCCATACAGAGTTATAGCATAAAACATATATAACAGAGAGAAGGGGGGTTAATGGTCTTTAAGGCATGTCCCCCTTTCTAATTTTTTCTTAGAACGAAAAACTAAGCGGTATGAAAAACCAAGAAACTACTGTGTTGTATATCAACCCAGTACCAAGAGAGTCTGCTCAAGGTAGACACAAACAGCAGTATGTAAGTATTGACCCAAAGACAGGTCGTCTTATAGACAGCAAAACAATGGGTAAGGTAGCAGAAGATAATGTTACACACACTTACTCATTTGAGATCAATCCTAATACAAATAAGTTGCAGACAGGATTGGACGAACTTATCAAGAACCCATACAAAGGTATGGAAGTTACAAGAGTAATGAGTGACTACGGTCTTACAGCTGAATGGAGAGAAGTCCTTGAAGATTTAGTAAAACAAGATCGTATTAAGTTGCAAACTGATTTTGAGATTAAAGCTAATGTTAATCCAGGATTTTACACCGACGAAGTTAAAGGAGGAGGTAATTTATTCAACAGAGGTTGGGGTACAGCTAAGTGGGATCAAGAAAAAACCTTCTTACAAGACTTTAAAATGGTACTTTATCCTAGACCTAATAGAATTAGTGATGAAACTCCACGAGGTAGATTACTAATGCAGTTAGCTAAGAATCAGTATAGAATTGCCAAAGATAGAAACTCTATAAATAACTCTATTCATAACTTCTTTATTTCAGAAGAAAATGAATCAGCAGTTCTTCTTAACCAAAAGAAAGAGAGAATCTCAGAGGCATATTTCCATTACTATAAACTTATCAAGCAAGAGACACCTTACAGACGTTATCAATTATGTTGCCTATTAAAGGATGTAAAGGGTAATAATATTGTTAAAGGTGAGATTGCTGATGAAAAAGTACAAGCAGCTCTATCTAGTTATATAGACGCTGATAATACAAATCAAATGCAGAACATTGACTACTTTATTGATAAGGTAGAGATGTTAGACTCTCCAGAGTTAGCAGTTAAATTTGAAATTGAATACTTAGTTCAGTTAGCTCTGAACAACCATGTAATGACTACTCTAGATGGTTACTTAGTCTGGCACTCTAAATCAGACAAAGAAAACTTATCTAAATTTACGGATGTAGATAAACTTGTTAGTTTCTTAATTGATGAGTTTAAAAAGTACAACCCTAAAGATGAGGATGTTACTAACTGGTATAAAGAGTTATATGACGAAGTAAAACTAAAAGGTGGCTGGTTAAATGACTAGTATTAAGGAGTTACACACAGAGTTTAAATTAGAGTGGAATAAATCTGACTCTAATCATAAAAGAGATTTTCCTGCAGCTTTTATTGATATATTCTTCAATAAAGCTCAATTCTCCTACGTGGAAATGTTCTATGCAGGTAATTCAGGTAAACCTCAAAGATTTGGCTTTGAAACTACACAACAAAGAACTGATATGTTATCAGATCTTGTCGTGTCTTTTCCTAAACAGCCTATACTTACTCCTGTGGAAGTAGCTCCAGGTATATTTGAAGTGAAGTTTTCTGATCTTAAATATCCCTACTGCCATCTCGTAAGAGCTTACGCAGACACTAGTGCTTGTGGAATAGTTAATATAACTCCTAAGCAGCACGATGATTTTAATAGAATATTGAATGATGACCTTACTAAACCCAGTAGAGCTTGGAAGCGTGCTCCCTCTAGGATAGCAGCTTCTACAGATGATTCTGGTTCTAGTTTGTATATTCATACAAATCAAGAATTTGATATATCTGAGGTAAAACTTGAGTATATCAAAAAACCTAGAGATGTATTCTTTGGTGGATATGATTCTCTAGCATATATTAACGGAGACTTAACGGCTCCGAACAAATCTTCAGATCCAATTGATTCTGAGATTTGTAAGTACAAAGATATACTTGTTAAACTAGCGGTTGAAGAGGCTGCAGCAAGTATAGTTGATGTACAACAATATCAAATAAAGGATAATCAAATCCAAAACAAAGTTTAATAAAAATGTCAAATTTTAAACGAAGAAATAAACTTGATATGGAGCAAATCCTAGTGGCTTATTGTCCAGTAGGAACTTCAGACCAAGCGTTTGCTAAAGGTACTGCTTTAGTAGATGGGACTACCTCTTTAGGTATTGCGGATGGTCAGTTAGGTGTATTATCTTGGGATCATAACCCTAGAAATGGTGGTTCTTCTCATGGTAACTTCATCGCAGCTGGTGAAACTCCAGATCAAGTTAGAGCAATTAAAATTCTTCAAGGTACACCAGTGTCATCTAATATTACATTGGCTGATCCTTGGGAAGTAGGTGACAAAGGTTATGTAGAGTCTGGTATCATCCGAAGAGATAATATCAGAAGTGTAACAGTACAGAAATGTATGCCTAAAGTAATGGCAAACAATGCTGTTGTTGATTTACCAGACCCTTGTGACAACACTGAATACAGACTATTTGCAAACATGACCTCTAGTAGAATACTTACTGAGTGGGGTTATTCAGGTTTACAAGTAGATGCTTCTTTTGAAACTCCTTGCTACACAGCTATCGGAACAACTGATCCTAAAGATCACTATTTGCAAAACATTCTTTTTGACTACAATACGCAGTCTAGATTGTTTGCTAATGCATATGGTAATCAAAGAGCAGGTAACTACGACACTGTAGCTTTAGCTATCAACATTGCTGGTGGTTCTGGGGTGGCAATAGGAACAATTGACTGTGGCGACTCTATTCCTTTTCAGGTAGATACTGCAGTAGATAAAGATAGTGGATGTTCTACATCTAATACTTCTAGCTTTGTAGCAGATGTTCCTTTCGTATTATCATTAGCTTATTTAGTACAACAGCAAGCAGCAGCAGCAGCTTGTGGTGCGGTTGCTACACCAATCACTGGTTCTTCAACTATTGAGCCTATTGATTTATCAACTGCAGGTGATGCAGCTAATGTAGATGCTTTCATAATCATTGGATTAGAGCATCAAACATATAGAGGAATTGACGAAGATCCAAATGTAATGCCTAACGTTAACGTTAACTTACAGAAAGGATTCAACGTAACTCCTGCTCCAGCATTGACTAGAACTTCTCCTTTTGAAGGTAAAGGTCATGGAAGAAATTGGTTGATTGAAAACGATAAGAGAGTTCAAAGAACTATCCACAATATGTATAGTGATAGAGACAGAGGATCATTAACTGATTCTGAAGGTGTTAAGTATATTGACCCTAACTCTAGATATACGTCTTTAATCATAGATTACTACGATACAGAAGAAAATGGTATCTCTGGTTCAACTGATAGTCCTAAACAAGTTACAATTTTAACTTGCTGTGACTATGTATGTGATACAGTAGCTAACATAGCAGCTAAGATTACTGCTAATGCAGCTCAATCAGACATTAGTCTTTGGGTTGACTTGTTAACTACAACTGAAGTTGCATGTTGTCCTGGAGGTGCGTCAACTGCGACAGCTACTAACCTACAAGCAGATCTCGCTGCCGTCTTGCTTAACTGGTTGATAGATGCAGATGCTGATTTCAATAATGGAATTGCTTTCGACGATTTCAATTATCAAGGTGGGCCTTCAGCATTATTTGTAGCAGCTGGAGTATAATCATTCTTAATATATTAAAAGCTTTGGAGACGTATGTCTCCTTAGCTTTTATTTTTAATAAATACACATGTGTAAACAAAAATATAGATATTTTGATGCTAACCTTGTCAAAAGAAAATACTCTGATTGTGACGGGTGTTTAATTGACAATAATGGTCAGCCTTCACTAAATATATATGAATATATATTAGAAGTTCTACAGTTTTCAGATTGCTGTGGCGCAGAAGCTGCCAATCCATGTCCTGCATGTGACGACTACTTTATAGATAGAAATCAATTTGTTTCTGGTCCTAACCAGAATATGACAGGAGTTGAAAACTTCGATTTAAATGGTTTAGTCATATGTGTACTTGTGAATGAGTGTGGAGCAGTTGGATTAGATAAAGAGTACAATAAAGCATGTCTACAAAAAGGATGCTGTGAGAAAGAATGGCATATCCCTTTGTATAGACTAAAGGTACAAAAAAGAAAAGAAGGTTGTGGACCAAAAGTTGAACATGGAAACTTGGTCTCACTCTATAACCTTATTAAAGAAATAGGAAATATTTATTGCTAATGGCTGACTGTTCAAAACAAGACGTATATTTAAAGTTAGGTAAGAAGCCGACCAGAAATAAATGTGGTAGTGGCTCACTAACTGGATTAGACAATGACGGTGCTAATCCTGGAGAAGGTGTAGTTAAATTTTCAAGCCTCCTAACTCAAGAACTTCAAAGCAGAGAAGATGGAGGTGAAGGTATAGGTGGAGCAGATGTAGAATATGAAAATGTATACTACATAAATCCTTTTGGAGATGATAGTACAGGAGATAAAGGTTTTAGAACTTTACCTTTTCAATCACTACACGCTGCTAATAGAGATGTAAGTGTAACGGCTGGAGATATGTTTTACATAACTAAAGCTGATTACGCTCATGTAGTAGATAATCAAGGTAATAATGCAGAAGCTACCTTTGGTGGTACAGCAACTGCTGCTTCATTTTTATTTGATCCAGGTACAACCTTCTCTACAACAGGAGATGGTCAATATAGTTTATGGACTGACGTTGTGTCTGCTACATTTGGTACCTTTGAGCAAAGAAACTTTGAAGTACAAGCTCCTTATGTAGATTTTAATTCTAACAATGGAGGTTCTATTCCATTAATGATTGGTATGTACCATCCTGATTCTAGTTTTAGAGGTAAAGTTGGAGATTTAAATCAATCAGGTTCAGGACGATCTTGGGTTATCCAAGTAGGTTGTGATCTATTTGATTTAGAAGTAGACGATATTACAGGTCAGAATGGTGAAACTACATGTTCTTTTACTAACTCTCAACCTACAGCAGTAAAAGACGGAGCATACAACAGATTAAAAGTAAATAGAATTTTTGCTAGTCCTAGTCTAGGAAATGGATTAGGAGTTCTTAGGATTCAAATGGAACAAAGCGTAGCTGTAACCAATTCAACCTTTATCTATGATGTAGGAGAGCTGAATATAGAGGCAGGGATGGATAGTAATGCTATCTGGACAGATAAATCTTTCGACGGTTCTGGTACTCAAGTTCTTTGGAGAATTGATAAGATAATAGATAACGGTACTGCACCCTCTTTCTCTGATCTCACAGACCCTAACACCGCAGGCCTCAGTATGGTATCTACTACATTCCCCACTGTCAGTGCAAATTATTATGAGAATGTAGTTTATGATTTAGGAGACGTAGTTTCTCCAAAGCATACTTTTAACTTCCCATGTTTTTTAGGAGCTGGTCAGCATGTATATGTCAATAACACTACTATTCTATGTAAAGTAGATACTGCCTATAGTGCAGAGGGTAACAACTTTAAAATTGGTGCTTCTGGTGCTAACGATATAGATATGACTAATGGTAAAATATTAGTTACTGGAGATTTTACTGCAGATAATAATGCTAATGTTGTAATTAAAGATCTTGTAATGGATGCAAATTCAGAAATAAGATTTAAAGATTGTAGATTTACTTGTAATGATGCAGGTAGTGCAAATGTATCTATACAAAATATAACAGGAACAGGTGCGGATAATATTATATTTGAAAACTGTACTTTTATCAATGACGCAGCTTCTGTAAATATACAAAGTTTAGATGCTGGAGCATACAACGTTAAAATTCAAAACTGCTTTGCTAACTCTTTATCTACTGATGCAAATATTACAGAGCAAGTGACTGCTATTATCAGAGATACAAATGTAAAATAATATGGCACACCCTACTAAACTAGTGTTAGATGGCACTGAAAATATTCAATTAATAAATGAAATAGGCGGTAACCAACTAACTACTACTCAATCTATTTCTGATTTAGCAGGCGGTGGATCAAGTAAGGCAACGTTTCTATTTAATGGTGCTTTTTTTAATAGCACTGTTCCTGCTCCTGACTTTTATTTGCCAATTACGTCAGAAGGTGAAGGAAATAGCATACAAAGATATAACACAATTGTAGTTCCTGTTACTGCACAATTAAAAAAAGTTGTAGTTGCATTGACTGGAGCAGCTTTATCAGATGGGGATATTACAGTCGATTTCCAAGAGCGGAACACCACAGGCTCTGGTGCTTCATCTATTGAGTCTCAAACGGTTGATTATACTGCGGATATTGCCGAGGTAAATGGCGAATCAGTTTACGAATTTACATTTACATCTTCGGCTGTCGCTTCACCTGGGAGGGGTGTTTTTTTACATATAAGTGGAACTTTTACTGGTGTATCTTGGGGCAATCTTGTCTGGTCAGCATATTTTGAAGAGATATAAAACATAAAAATTATGGCACACCCTACAAAGTCAACACTAGATGGGACTGAAAATATTCAGCTAATTAATGAGGCAGGAGGTAACCAACTAACTACTACGCAATTTATTGCTGATTTAGCAGGAGGGGGATCAGGGGGATCAAGTTTCTGTGTAAATGGAGGTTTCTTTGCCTCTAATGCTAACGATTACTTTTTAAATTATGGGCTTTATTCCTCCCCATTAAATTATGGTCATTTCACAACAATATATTATTCGCCTTTAGCGTGTACCATAAAAAAGGTAATTTTAAGGTATGGTGGAAGCGCTGGTTCATCAGGGTCTTTAGAACTTGAAGTATGGGTGAATAGTGTCTTACAGGAAACTGTTACCGTATTATATAGTGATGCTGTTGCTTCGGTGTTTACTTTTGATTTAAACACATCTATTCCTGATGGAGCATCATTAGAGTTAAGGGTAAATAATACATTAAGTACTAATTGGAATGGGTCTTGGTGGTCAATATTATTTGAAGAATAAAAACAAGTATAAATTATGGCAAATTATAGAATTACAAGTGGAGCGCACGATATAACGCTAAACAACAAAGCAAGTATAAAAGCTGCATTAAGGAATTTAACTCTTGATCACTTAGTAACTGCATCGCCAATAATAAAAGTTGAAAACCTAAGCACAGGTAATACAAAGTATTTTAGAGTTGAAGAGGTTATTGAAGCGAAAGGATTTAATGCAAGTTTAACAAGCCCATTCCAAGAAACGAGGAATGGAGAAGTTATAAACGAAGAATAAATAAAATAAAATAAAGCATAGCTAGTAAACACGATATTATGAATTATCAATTATTAAAACAAGAATTAATGGACATTGAAAATATGCTATATGGTTATGCCTTTGCTTTTTTTGGGTCCTCAATCTTTATGGAGGCTTCCAGGGCAGCTATACTTGCCATGGTAGGTGCTTTGTTTGCTGGCTTTGGTGGATGGTTATGGAAATACAAAATAGAGCCTACATTAACTAAGAAAGAGGATGATGAAACTAAAGAAAATAAGGGTGATGAATAGAATTATATCAATAATCGTATTTATGGCGGTCTATGGGCTAAGTTTTGCTCAGGACTGTTCTCATTTTAAGTACACCGTAGATAGAGTTGAAATGGTAATTCCTTATGATCAGATTGTAAGGCTAACACCAGTAGGTGACGAAACCCTTCTTAGGGCTAGGAATGTAAATTTCAGTACGATCATAGACGAAGCTTATGAAGATATAAAGACTGCTGATGATTGCGAATGTCTATTAGAAGTTAATCTTGTAAGTGGTACGACTGCATTGCTACCTATATCTGTAGTCCATGAAGTGACGGCTGGTTATGGAGGTACAGTAGATATTAGGTCCTATGACGGCAACCAAACTACTGAGTATAATGTATCAGATGAAATGAGTGATATTATAGCATCCCTTACTAGCTGTTTAGCACCTTCTCAGGATACGGACGATCAGGGAATTGATAATATGAGCTATATTAATGGTTTACTCTGTATATCATTGGATGATGATGGCGAAGATCCGGTGTGTGTGCCAATCGATTTAGGTAATGGACCTTCTATAAGTGCCTTTGTATTGGATTCTGTGAACTATACTCTTACTGTGACAGAAGATGGCACCGATTTTTCGGTAGACCTCTCTACTGTTATAGATACTTGCTCTGATTTTAACCCTGAAATTTCGCAGACAACTTTTATGCAACAAGGAGATAATTTTGAAATTAGTGTCCATGGAGCTGAGGATGGTTTAATGACAATTCAGCGTCCTAATCTTGGACTTATTGATTTTACTGGAATCTCTTTAACTGATCCCTATGAAATTAGTTTACCTTTTAATAGCAATTTTGAAACTGGGAAGTATCTATACACCATAACTAAAGGAGATTGTGTATGGACTCAAGAACAATATACGTATGTACAAGACACTTCCCATCAGGTGGAGCTATCTTGTATCCCTAGATTAGATTTTGATGGTGTTGTAACTGGTACTATTGGTGAGTGGTACTTACTAGACGATGCAAGTCATTCGCCAATAAATATTGATAGTATTACATCAAGTCCAAGTGGAAATGGATTCACACTACATCACTCAGGTATTGATGCATCAAAAGTTGCGCATATTCAAATTACACCTGATGAAACTTATCGCCAGCTAGGGATTAGTGCTGGTGTTTCAGCTGGAGTTGACAGTACTGTTGTATCTATATTTTACGATCATGGATGGTCATTTCAATATGAATACAATGGATCTTCTTGGGTTTTCACTAATTATTCAGGTTTAGATAATGATGCTGAATTTACTCTTGCATGGGTGTCGAATTATTTAGATGTAGATGGACCTCAACTATATGGCCAAGGTGTAAGTTATGGTTTTAATCACCAAGCATTAGGAACGACTAGGTGGCACGATATAAGGAGTCAAGGCGGTAATTCAACTGGAATATTACTATCATTTTTTGATGAAGCTGGTACAATACGTGGTACACCTGACGTATTAATGAGAGGTATTATTGAGAGAAGAGGAAGGCTTATGCCATCAAATACCCACTTATTGTCAGTTAGCCCAGGCGCAAACTTTTGGATTAGTGGCAAGCTAATTAAATAATGAGACACCTTGTAGTCATATCACTATTATTTATATCAAGCGGATTGTTTTCGCAAGATCGAGTCATTAGAAGTGGATTTACTGGTGTTGAATTGATCAGGGTCCATAATCCGGCTGCTGGAGATTTTTTATTCAGCCTTCAGGCTTTAACAGATTACATAAATAGTCAAGGTGGTGGAGCTACTAATCATAGTGAACTAACATTAGATGATGGCACTAACCCACATGGAACTACTAAAAGTGATGTAGGCTTAGGTAATGTCGATAATACGAGTGATTTAGATAAACCTATTAGTACAGCTACTCAAACTGCATTAGATAATAAGCAAGCTCTTCTTGTAGAAGGGCCGTTTGTAGATGGTGATAAGAGTAAGTTAGATGGAGTAGAGAATAATGCTACTGCTGATCAGTCCGGATCAGAGATAGTTTCTGCTATAGATACCGAGTTGGGTAATTCAGATTGGCAGACTGATACAGACACAGACACCCAAAGGAGTGACGAAGAAATAGAGGATATAACTGGTTCGCAATTCAATCATGTTAATCATACTAGCATTACAGCCATTTATGATGACTCAAGTGGAGAGGTTAGACTAACTGCTACTGCTGACGGATCAATAGATACTCATTCTGATGTAGATGTTACTACGGTTACGCCTACTACTGGTGATGTATTAGAGTACGATGGCTCTAATTTTGTTCCAGCTGCGCCTAGTGGTGGGTCTAGTCAGCAAATATGGTACATAGGAGGTAGATGGTATGGTAATAATACCAATAATTGGTATTCATTTCATCAATGGTATAGTGGACAAGAAACGAGTAAGTCACAAGGTAAAGGAAATGGTGCTACCCCACAATTTAGTTCTGGTATTGCACCAGCTGGTTTATTTTTACCTAGTGGTACTACTGTTAAGGCTGCTTATTTTGGAGGAAGGAGAAGTAGTACGGCTATAACTGGGGTAAGGCTATACTTGAGGGCAGAAAGAGATTTTACAAATGTAGACAAGAACTGGAATGAAGAAGTATTAAATGTCAATACGACATTTACTGGTGCTTTAACTACCGATAATGACCAGCCATTTGTAGTATCAAGTACAAATATTAATTATACGACTGATAGGGATACAATGTTAATACCTTTTGTTCAGGCTGGTGGGGTGTTGTCAGGTACGGTTTATTTTTACGGATCATTAACAGTAATACTAGAATATCCATAAGCATGAGAATACATTATACAAGGCAGATTTACAAAGATGTAGCTAGAGCGATAAACCCTAAAGGAAAGTACTGGCCTTTCGATACATTGTTCACCTATAGTTTTATAGGTGGTTCTATGTTTCAGAGAGATTACGTCAGAAAAGGGATACAGAGAATCTTGGATGAAGTGCCAGGGTTGCGAATAGTTGAAGAAATGGGTGATAATCCAGGATTAATCAGAATAAGTTTTAATGTAGCAGATGGATCATGGAGCTACGTAGGAACTGATTGTCTAGCTGTTAGTTCTTGGCTACCTACTATGAATATAGGATGGTACGATCAGGAAGAGCAATCTAATGTAGTTCATGAATGGCTTCATGCTTTAAACTTCTCTCACGAGCATATACGAGGTATCAACTTTGATAAGCCTAAAGTTTATGCAGCATTTAAAGAAATAGGGTGGGGTAAGTCTGAAGTAGATAATAACTTATTTCATTACCAGGAACATCATTACGATGAAACACCTATGGATGTAGATTCTATAATGAAGTATTATATTCCATGTGAGTGGACGGTAGACGGTGAGAACTGTGGTTATCAAAATAAGGTATTATCAATAGGAGACATTAATAGACTAAGAGAGATGTTTCCTGATCAGAAATTAAAAGATTTAAAGGCATATACAATTAACAACATAATAAAAAAGTTAAATGAAAACACATAAATTATTAGTTCTAATCCTATCCTTTATAGGATTTGGCTTAAACGCACAGATTGGTAGTGTAAACATATTGGCTGAAGATGGACAATCATACCTCGTGCCATTATGTGAGATCACTTACATATTTGAGACTACAGATGGTAGGGCGCAAATATTAATTAGAAATGGGGAAGATGTAAATTTCCTTGATGTAGGTAATCAGCTGATAACATCAACATCGTATGATGCTATTATAGCCTCAACTTGTACTTACATAAAAGAGTTTAGTGCCAATGGTGTGATTGAGACATCTGGGAGAAGTGCAGTAGGCTTATGTAATATATCATTAATGCAAGAATATGGAAGTGATCAGGCTTTAGGTGTGGCGATCTCAGATGGTAGAAGAATAAACTTTGTTGATCCTTACTCAGATTTAATTAATGATTTATTATGTATTAATAAGCCTCCAAGTGATCCAAGTGATGTCTTTGCTGTAGACTTAGACTTATTTGGTACTGATCTATTATTAACAATGAATAATGGTACGATCCATTCAGTAGATTTAACAGATGAATTTGAAGATAATTATGTTACTGGAGGATCGATCAATAATGATTGTGAGTTAGTGTTGATATTTTCGGATGGACCTAACTTAACTATTCCATTTGGAGATTGTGCTGGAGCTGATGGTGAGCCTGATACGGATGACCAGCAAATTGAGATCTTTCAGATTACTGGTAGTCAATTATGTTTATCAATAGAAGATGACGGTCAGCCTACTCAATGTGTTGATTTATCTCAGACACTACCTGATCCACAATTCATAGACTTCTTTAATTTCTCAGGGGATGAATTATGTATCTCATTAAGTCAGGATAATGTACCACCAGTCTGCGTGACATTAGATAACCTGGACATTGATGTAATAAATGACCTAACCTTTGATTGTGTGACAAACGAGCTTACAATCGACATGGTGGAGGGTCAGGACTACTCAGTAGACTTGAGTTGTATAGCAGCTGGAGATTCTGAGGTGACATTAGAGTGTGATGAAAATGGATTATTTACAGCTACGGTAGGTAGTGAGTCAGCAACAATAGATTTAAACGCTTGCGGTGGAGTAGGAACTGATGATCAGACTATTGATCAACTTACTCTTGTTGGATCGGTTATGTTTATTTCATTAGAAGATGATGGAGAGCCACCATTGCAGTTAGATTTAAGTGATTTAATAGGCGGTGAAAGTTCTGATAATCAACAAATACAAACTTTTAATCTTGATTGTGTAACTGGAGAACTTTCTATAGAATTAGAAGATGGTGGTGGAGTACAGACGGTAGACTTAAGTACTTGTTTTGGTGGCGATATGGGTCCTGACGTTTATGTTGTTAACGGATCTTGCTCTGATGGGCTTGTACAGCTTTTATTATCAGATGCGAGTACTGTAACTACTTCAATCCCATGTGGAGATGAATTTATAGATACAGATGATCAGACGCTAAATGCAAACTGGAACTGTACATCAGGTATTCTAACCTTAGAATTAGAGGACGATCCAAATGGAATTGAGATTATAGATATGAGTTGTGTGGTTAATACTGATCCTGGTACTTATATAGCAGATTTAGAGTGTAATGATTCAGAGATTGATATTATCCTTACCAATGGTGCTATTATAGAAACAGATGTAGCTTGTACAAATGGAGTAGACTTAGTTATTGATGATTTGAATTGTGTGGATGGATTTATAGAGATTACTACTACACAGCCAGCTACAATACTAACTACTGTGCCATGTGATGTTTCTACTGAGCTTCATGTAGTATCAATGGCTTGTGTGAATGATGTTATAGAGTTCACTATGAATGATGCTTCGGTAGTTATTACTACTGTACCATGTGAGGAAGCTGACGGTGTTATAGCAGACATAGATTGTGTATCTGATGTATTAGAGATTGAGTTAGCAGATGGATCGACTATAACCACTACTGTTCCATGTGGAGCTGCGGTAGGTAATGATGGCTACTTACAAGGAGTTACTTGTACTGATCCTAGTACTGTCGTGTTTGATTTATTGACTGCACCGGATATTACAGTAGATTTAAGTTGTGTAGCTGACGCTTATAGCTGGGATTTTGCAGCATTTAACGCTGGTTCTCAGTCTGGACTTACTCAAACAATGACTAACGGAGAGACACTTTCGTTTGAAACTGAATCTGAGACAGTATTAGGGTTAGTTACTGGTCCAGGAAATACATTGAATATAGAAATGGTGCCTGGAGCAGAAGGTCAGGTTATAGGTGTAAGTGGTGGTGTAGCTGACTGGGTAGATGTAGATGATTACATTGCTTGGGGTGATATAGATATTACTTGTGCTGCTGGGGTAGTTACTTTTACATGGCCTGATGGTAGTACAGAAGTTGAGGACTTGAATGCTTGTGGACTTGGAGGTGGCGGTGGAGCCGATGGGGTTATATCGGATTTAAACTGTAATGGTGGGTTTATAGAGATAGTGTTAGCTGATATGAGTACTGTACTTACTTCAGTTACTTGTGGGATGACTGATACAGATGATCAATGCTTGAATGGTAGCTTAAATGGTTCTAACCTAGAACTAGGTATAGATGATTGCCCTACTGACATAACTATAGATTTAAGCTCATTAGATACTGATACAGATGATCAATGTTTGAATGCTTCGTTTAGTGCTGGTAGTAATCAATTAACAATAGGTATAGATGATTGTCCTACTGATGTAACGGTAGATTTATCAGATTTACAAGATGATGTAATGGTTACTTCTTTAAATCCTACTAACCTAGTTGTTACTGAGCCTACTGATAATCAATTTCAAGTAAATTTTGTTTGTCCTCCATGTTCCGGAGCTGTGCCAGCTGGTGCTTTATGCTACGAGGCTTGTGATGGTCAATTTATCGTAATTGTACAACAATAATAATATGAGAATAATAACAATAGCAGCTTTTTTACTTTTC